GCAGTCGTTGCCATGTTCACCGCACATCAATGTCCACGACATCTAGGTTAGTTGTACCATCTACGTCCAAGCCACCAGCGAATGTAACATCGGCAGCGAATGTACCGCCAGAGGATGCAGACACCGTGTCGGCAATCGAACTAATACCGTAGGCAAGAATTTCTAATACGTCATTTGCTGCTGCTGCGTCTATAAGAACCACAGACGTCTTGGTGGTAGCTGTGTAATCCGTTACAGGAACTAGAAGCGTTCCGTTTATAAAAACATCTACATACGCAGCATCGTCATACTTTAAAGGTAGCCCGTTACTATCGTTGCCACTGAAAGACGTTTGACCAGTGGTGGCAGTAAAAATAAATCGGTCCCGTACACCTACTCCCGGCTGTCGTCCTTGATATGGCATTAGTCAGCATCCTCTATTGTTAGTGTGCCAGCATCTACTTGCTTTAGTATTTCTGCGTAGTGGCGGTTGTCTGCAGATATAGGCACAGACCATACTGTACCGTCTATTGTTGCTTGAATTGAAACATTACTACCTGAAGCTGTGGCTGTTTGATACTTTGCATTTTCTATTGTTATAATATCCATGTCTATAACTCCGCATCTAATTCTAAATAACCTGCACTGCTTCCATCTATTGCAGCTACCATAGGTCTAAATCCAGTCATGCCTCCACCACCAACAGTTGTAACAAAGTACATAAATCTTCTATTTGCTGATAAATCATTTCTAATTTGTATAGCTGTTACTGCATGAACAGTTACGGTATCATGCACTCGTAAATTTAGTATTGTAACAGAAGGGTCTGCTCTAAGCTCTACAGGATTTAACACCGTTATAGCACCCGCAGAAGCATTAGTTGGAAGCATATCACCAATAGCCTCTCCAACTGCACCCCCATGCCTATAAAAATAACGATAGCACTTCTGAAGAGTAGTACTTATTAATTCTTGCTCCAGTTCCGTAGCTACTGGACCTACTTCCATCTGTACGCCTGTGATGCCCCAAGTTGCACCAGCAGTAGTTACTACCCCGTTTTGGGCATGACCGTATGCCCATTTACCTACAGCATAATTTCCCCAGCTTGTTCCATCTGTAGCAGTATAACTTGAGCCTGCTGCTAAATGCCAATTTATACTCAAGCCCTGACCGTTGTCATCAGTAATACCTAGTGAAGCAGCAGTGCCACTAGGAAAAGTTATAGTTTTTCTTTCCCAAGTATTAGCAGAACTTATTGTATAGGTTCCTGTAATTATACTAGCAGTCAGATCACCAGCAGCATCTGGTTTATAAACATTAACCCCATAAGTTCCAGTAATAGAAGACTTTACATAAAAAGTTAATGTAACTTGCTTAGAAGCAGAAGTTCCTAAACCTAAACGTTGGCAGTTTTGTGCTTCAATGGTATGTACCAGATACATAATTTCACTCGCTGCAATAGCAGCTTCTGCAGTTCCTGTAGTCCATAAAATAGAATTATCTGAAACACCATCTGGCCCGTCTGAGGCTTGAGAATATGCACCGTCAAACGTGTCTTGATTTGACCCCATAGCAAATGCAAATCTGTCCAATAGATAGCCTGATTGCACCCCATCGTGAGCCATAGTTAAGCTAGTCCCACGTTGTGCCACATTCATTGCCGAATTTATTACCATGTTACGGCCTGCGGCTGGTGTTATATTGGCGTTTTCTCTTGCGCGGCTCATGGTGCTATTCCTTTAAATCTCTTGCGTTTCTAGCATTGCAGCATACGCAGCTTTAACAGCGTCGGTGTGGACAACTGCACAGATAGCTTGGACCTCGGCACTCTCACCTGAGATGTCTGCATCTGGTGCAACTACATGGCGGTGGAACGCACGGCTGATCTCAACATCGTCTCTTTTGATGACCGTGGCGGTTCTTACTTGAACATGTTTGTAGTCGCCTACAACTTCGATTTTGTCTTGTACTTCTGTCTCTGTTAGTGCCATCTGTTTATCTCCTTTGATGGTTGGACTGTCCGACCCAAAGCTATGCGGTGGGTTATGAGTTTGTTATATAAGTAACACTGCCGTTTATTTGCTTCCCACTAAGGTCAGCATTTGTTAAAGCGTTTGAGCCGCCTTTAAAAAACTCCATATATGCTTGATTACTATAAACTCCACCAGAGGGGGTTGCTGTGTAAGTAGTGAAAGCTATTGCAAGACCTGCCATATGTGCTGCTGATCCGTGAGATGCACAAGCAAACGGCAATGAAATTCTAGCTTGTACAGTATTGCTATTTGTAGGCCATACAAGCCTAAAAGTAACAGTACACATTCTTCCAACTTTGACATAATTACCATTACTTGATGCTAAAGTAATTTGATTATTGGCAGGATTCCAAACCCCGTATTCTGCATCATCCAGCTTATTAGCCGCCCCAGTGCCGCCGAGGTAGACACCGCCTGAGAGGTAAGCATCTTTGAAGCGAGAGCCACTACCGCCTAAATCAACCGTGCCGTTACTATCGGCATTGGCTTCCATCGGAAGAACGGCGTGAGTACCAAACTGTAGACCTCCGTGGTCTGCTACAGTGCCGCTGACTGTTAGATTGTTTGAGTTTAATAACCCAACACTACCTACAGTTGTGCCGTCTTTATATAGATTTAAAATAGCACCATCACTAGATGTTCGGTTCAGACTAAGCGGGTGACCGCCATCTCGTGTAATTTGGCTGTCGTTGTTAGCGCGTAATGCTACGCCCTGTTGGGAGAAGGTGTTAGATGTTTTGCCTACAAGTACGACTTCTGAACTGTCAATCGTAATAGCTGTAGCATCTGCGTTGTCATCAATCCCTACTGAGTTAAACAAACCCTGCACAGACACGTTAGACTCAAAAGTAGTGGCGTTAGAAATTGTAGATGGGGGAGCTACCTGCTGAACTGCAGGGCCTAAATGTATTACATATATGTTGTTGGTTCCCGAAACAGGAGCCGAAGTAAACGTAAGGGTTGTACCTGACACAGCATACGCAACAGTAGGGTCTTGCACCACGTTCTCTACTACAACCCGAACATCGTTCGTTACTGTTGGTTGAGACAGTGTAAAGGCTGTAGCAGCCCCGTTTCCGCTAAACGAATCTTTTACTGTAACTACGTAGTTTTCTGCAGGTGTATTACCCTGATACGGCATTATGTGATCTCCAGAATACTTAGCGTACTATCTACAGAGTTTGCTGTGTTAGAGGTAACTTTTAAAACATCAGATGTTTCCATAACAACTTTTTGGTCACCGCCTATTGGGACGAAAGAACCGCCTGACGAAAGTGGTGCGTTCTTAATAAGGTACACATTGTTGCCATCTGCGTTCTCTAACTGCACACTAATCAAAATCTGTGTGGTAACTATGTTAGCAAGAGTAAGCCCAATAATTGTTGTTTGCGCATTAGCGCCGGTATGTACGGTCATTGCCGTATTAGCATTTGTACTGCCACCCGCAAAAGTTTTTACTTTAAATGTGTTGGCCATGTAATTACCCCAATGCTATCGCTAAGGCCACTGCTGTACCCGCAGGGTCTACTTGTAAATTTGTTTGCGCACCCGCTATGTTTGACGCGCCTGTACCGCCATCTGCTACAGCCAAATCTGTAATACCAGTTATAGACCCGCCGTCTATGTCTACACTACCGTTAGCTTGAACAGACATTGTGCCTAGTCCTAGCGTGCTTCTAGCTGCCGTAGCATTTGCGTCGTCCACAAGTGTTGCACCAAAAGAAGATATAGCAGACGTTTCAACCTTATCACTATTAAGGTTAGTAAAGTTCGCATCTACTTCTGCGTTGGTAAGCGGTGATCCTTTACCGGATCGAGTTACAATAGTAGCCATTAGCTACCTCACGATGCTGCTAGGGTTACCGTCCAAGTGACCTGTAAAGTATCACCAGAACCTTTATTAACTACCGCAAATACGGTCCGACACAGCATGGTCCCAGAAGACGCGGCGTTAAATATGCCTGCCTCAGTTACCGCACCTGTGGCGACACCAGCACCAAAAGTAGTTACGTATATAATGCTTTCGTTATTAGAACCGCTACGAGTTGCACTAGTAAAGGCTACTCGGCTACCTAGTTGGCTACCTAATGCTGTATTACCAGCGGCTGCTGATCCTGTGCCACTACCTAGAGCCTTGTGTGACATAACATCAGCTGATGCAGCAGTCATACGGCTAGTAATATGGGCTAATCCCGCATTTACAATTAAATTTTCTAGGAGGCGTTCGTCTTTAACAACACCCTTGCTATCTGTAAGGACAAGTTTTAGCTTGCCTGATAGTCCTAAGTTTTCTTTTGAGTTCATTGCCACACCCCTTAGAAGGTTAATGAAGTTCCAACATAATCTGCCGCAAAATAATCAAAGCTACAATACCCTTGCGCCCTTATACTACCTGCGTCTCCTAATCCTAAACCATCCTGCACAGCTGATCCGACTACCAATAATGATGAATCAGACCAAGCAGCACCGTCGGCTACAGCTTTACTATACGACGAAATAAAACTTTGAGCAACTGTTATCCCATCTGAAGCTGAGTTACTAAACGCAGCGACGTATGATTCTGATACATTTCCAGTATCGGTTTCTATTAATTTACTTTTGTTAAGTGCTATACCGTCAGTAAAAGAAGGGGTATCAAGTATACCTTTACCTATTGTAAACACACCTAACGCATCAGTAAAACCTGCAGAATCAGAAACATTTTTACCAAATAATATAAGTGGTTGCTTAGGTGTAGTGTACCCTAGGGGGGTATAATCTTCTAAAAAATACAGCCCACCGTCTTCTATACTAAACGGATCAGAAAAACCTTTAGCCTGTACTTTAGCAAATACTTCACTAACTGTAACGCCATCAACTTCGTTTTTACCTATATTTAATGAGTCGTCATCAGTGAACGCTGCATTATCAACTATACCAGCTTTGGTAAAAAACAGATTAGTAAGAGATTGTACAAGCGCATTATCTTGAAAGAAAAGGTAAGACCCGAAAGTACCTACAGATATTTTTAGTTTGTATGCGTGGGCTTGAGCGTTTAACGCAAAAGTTGTAGCGCGTGTAGCAAGACTATACGCACTGGTAGTTACTCTAGCTCGTAACTTTTGCGTAGTAGTCTTTATTCTCACGCAAAGTCCTCACGCAACCTAAACTGAATTGTATCATACACAGTCTGTATACTGTTATCTGCAGAGGTTACTTCTAACTCGCCTTCATAATCGCCTGCTGCTCGGTTTAAATCGCCGGTTTGCCATGCAAGAACAGCTACGCCGTTACTACCCGGATCAGTTACGGAGCAAGTTCTGGTAAACAACGTAGTAGTAGACCCCACTGCACGAAATTTCATTACTACAGTAGCGCTTGTTAAATTTACAGCTGCTGCTGTTAGTTGGTCGGTAACGGTAAACTGTAGTTGTGGGCCAGTATCGCTACTAACCAACTCTATGCGTGGGGTTGAAAGTCTTGCGTCCATGATATTCTCCTAGGCAAATGGCTGTTGCGCTACAGACACCGAAGCACGCATATTACCAAGGTTTGCATTAGCTCTATACTCAGAAACTTTAGCAATAAATTGTTTTGCGTGGTACGATGCTAGCTCTCTATCGGACCATGCCACGTTAGGTAGCACTAATAGTTCTTGCAATGTTTTATGGACAATAGCAGGCTCTAGCTCGTCCATAATAGTATCGTCCATACCCTCTGAATCGCGTGTCGGCTTTAAAGCGTATATCATACGGACCGAATACGTAGCTACTGCATCAGGAGCCGGTATAACAATATAGTTGTTCGGTGTAAGTTGTGTAAATATTAGAGGTTGCGAACCATACAAAGCTATATCTGCGTCAGTAGTAGACTCTCTTACCCAATTAGGATACCTGCGAGTAGCTTCTTCTAGCGTTACTGCCGGAAGCGGTGCATCGTTTAGAGACGCATACATTACTGTTTGCACATTAGTGTCTACAGGTTTGTTATACGCATACTGGTATTTACCGGCTGTAAGGTTAAACAAAGGTTGTTCATACCTCCAAGCAAGAGTTCTCTCACAGGTTATAATAGATGCGTCACGTATATACTGTTCTAGCATAGGCAGTGAACACCCCGGTACGCTAGGGTTTATTCTAGCAGCGAGTGATGTAAAAGATCGTGATGCGCTATATATCATTATACTACTTGCCTCTTATCTAGTCCGCCTGTTTCTGTATCAGTCAACTCTCGACTAGACAAACCTGCGCCAAGGGCAGCGGTAAACGAATCCAAAAATAATTTAGCACGACCAGAGTTTGCATGTTCGTCATCTATGGACTCTGCAAGAAACACAGTACCATCCACCAATGTAGGTAAGTAAGCGTCTGGTAATGACGCAATACTCGCATCAATAGCGTAATCAACTGGTATCTGCACATACTCACCAGTTATAACAATACCGGCTACAGGTCTTGGGTATAGAAAATACCTGTTAGGGTTTCTGATATTGCGCATATAGTTATATGGCGTACCAGCTGGATCACTCACCCACGCTGGATAACTTTGATCCAAAGACTCTCGGTTTACCTCAGTAAGAACATTTCCATTTACTATAGAGTATAGTTCTACAAGCCGTAATGAATCGGAAGGCATCACTTGTATAACCGTGTTCGGGGTAGTGGCTATTGTAGTAATAGACGAAAACAAATCAGGTCGAAGAATGATTACACGCTTAATCGTTTGGTTAACAAAACCCAATAGTTCGGCGTCGCTGTACCTATAAGCGTTAGAGTTAGTGTCTTGTACTAACTGTCGTACGTCATCAATAACGTCTTGCGGGGTCATTCAGGCAACCCCCTAGAAGCGTCTTCGGCTATCTCAGCGGCTGCTACAGGGGCAGCTGAAAGTATAGCATCAAGTTCTTCTACCACTGTATCTTCGGTAGAAAGGTCTAGCTTAACTTTGTTTTTTACTCTAGTCGCTTTAGCACGTTGCACTTGAGCAGGCTGTAAAAACCTTTCTGGAAATGCTTCTTCTTCAGTAACTTCTTCAACCAGCGGATGTTGAGCCATGTAATGATCCCAACCGTAAATAAACCCGTCATTTATGTTTCGTAGCCAGCGTTGTTTCATGTTGTTCTCCTTGTGCCTGAAGGCGAAACGGGCCAACTCTGGCGTTTAGAACTAGTCTTTCGGCTAGCAATAGCAGTTTTTTCTTGCTTTGTCATCTTATTAGCTGCTGCTTGTGGGCGACATGCAGGATAAGGTCGAGAGGATGTACTAGCTTTCGACCTACCGCAGGGCTGGCCGGTCTTAACATCGACCCACTTCTGGGCAAACCACTTACCTAGACCTTCTTTAGCCATACTAACTAACCCTATTATCAGAGCCAGACCAAGTACCGCCAGCTTTTTTATATTGTTTAGATGCCCAAGCATTAGCATACGCGCTAGGGTATACATCAAATTTTTGTTTAGCAGCCCTTATTTTTGCTGCCCACAACTTAGGATTGTTTGGTTTTGCTTTACCTTTTGCCATATCACCACGCCTTACATGACCAATAACGAGCTTTTGTTTTTGGGCCGGGGTTATCACAATTATGCCTAGCTCTAAAATTGGCACGTCTACCCGGTTGTTCTTTCTTAATCGTCATGTTTGGGTCACCGAACATAACTTTAACAACTTTATCACTTTGACCTTTTACGTAAACCTGAGATTTTTTACGTCCATGTCCCGGCTGACCCTTGCTAATCCTAGTAGGTTTATTGAGTGTAACGGTCCTACCTTGATACATAGCCATTAGGAAGTTACTCCTTTGATTACCACAAAGTTAAGTACTATCGCTTGTGATAGTGCGCCGCCGCTTACGTTCATAACACTGATGCTACAACTACCCGCTGCTACTGCACCAACTGTTAGCTGATAGCCGCCTGCCGTTCCTACGCTTGCTACGTTTACAATCAGTACATCCGTAGCAGCAATAAAACTATTTGTTAGCGTAAAAGCAGCTGTAGCATCGTCTGCTAAGGCCGCGTTGTTCATAGTTATAGCACCGCTTTTTGCGTTTAGTGTAACCGCAGTAGTCTTATTACTTGCTTGGGTTACAGTGCCGCCACCTGAAGAGTATCCAAACTTACCTGTAAGTTGTACTTCGCCAGTTCC